ATATATTATTCAGCAAGCATGATAGAATTGATTTTAGAACTTTTAAAAACGAGTGATTTTTACGGTGTTTCTGAAATTGTGGACGTGGCAAAAGGAAAACACGAACTAACAGGAAATGTAAAAAAGATATTTAAACAAGAAATAAGAAAATCCAAATGGCAGAAAAAAGGACGATAGAATTAGAAATTCAAGACAATAGCAAGAGTTTAAAATCGCAATATAAAGAAGCGATTCAGGAACTTCAGAAAGTTAGTCAACAATACGGTGAGACTTCAGTACAAGCGGTAAAAGCCGCAAGGGCGGCAGCGGAATTAAAAGACCAAATAGGGTTTAGTAAAGATTTAGTAGATTCATTTAATCCAGATGCTAAATTTAATTCGTTAACAAAGTCTTTTGGCGGTGTTTTAGATGGATTCCAAGCGTTTGAGGGCGCGTTAGGATTAGTTGGGGTTGAAGGTGAAGCCGTGCAAAAAACTATGCTTAAAGTACAAAGCGCGATGGCTTTATCTCAAGGTTTGCAAGGATTAGGAGAAGCGAGGGATTCATTTAAACAATTAGGTACGGTTGCGGTAAATGCTTTTAAAGGTATTAAAGGAGCAATTGCAGCAACTGGTATTGGTTTATTATTAGTTGCGGTTGGTACTTTGTATGCTTATTGGGACGACATAAAAGAAGCCGTTAGCGGTGTTTCAGATGAACAAACCAAATTAAATAAAAAAACGGAAGCTAATTTAAAAGTTGCGGAAGCAAAAGTAGACAGTTTAAACAAACAGGATAATACTTTAAAACTTCAGGGGAAAACAGAAAAGCAAATATTACAGTATAAAATAACTGAATTAGACACAACAATAAAAATAGCTGAAACAAATTTAACAAATCAAAAAGCTACTAAAAAAGCACAATACGAAGCTGCAAAAGCAAACAAAGATATTTTAATGGGTATAATTAATTTTATTAATAAACCTTTGAAATTTTTACTTGAAACAGTAGATGCAGTTGGAAAAGCAATGGGTGAAAATTTTAATTTAATGTTAGTATTTTCAAAACAAGAAAGCGATTTTGCTAATTTATTTTTTAATCCAGATGCAATAAATACTGAAGGAGATGCAGCAATAAAAGCAGCCGAAGAAAAATTGATTGAAATTAAAAATTCCAGAGATGGTTATCAATTACAAATACAAGCTATTGACCAACAAGCAGCTAAAAGTTCAGTTAACACCGCAAGCGGAGCGGCAAAAGAAATAAAAGATATTGCATTTGATTTAGAAGAAGAACGGATTCGTTTAATGAAAGACGGACAACAAAAAGAATTAGATTCGTTAGCGCTACAATATGCACGTAAAAAAAAGGAAACAGAAAAAGACGAAACAATTTTAGCAAAGGATAAAGAAAAATTATTAAACGGTTTAATAACGGGGCAAAAATCGGACGAAGCATTAATAAATGAAAAATACAGACTGTTAGAAAAAGAAGCCGCAGCAAAAGCGTTGGAAGATAAAATTAAACTTCAGGATGAACAATGGTACGCGCTTCAAAAAATAAAAAATTCACAACAGGAACAAGAACTTTTAGATTTACAAATCGCATACGATAAGGAATATGAATTAGCAGTAAATAATGATATTTTACAAAAGGAATTAACGGACAAATTCAATAAAGATTCAGCGGCAATAAATAAAAAATACGCTGATGAAAAAAAGGCAGCAGATGAAAAAATAGCAGCTGATAAAATAGCAAGCGACGCGGCACAAGATGCAAAAGATTTAGCACGAATACAACAAAAAACGGATTTAGTTTTAAAGTATGCAAAAACATTTTCAGACGTTTACAGCTCTTTAAATAATTTAATGAATGCTTCAGATAATGAAAGATTAAAAGGCGTAAAAAAAGGATCTAAAGAAGAAGAAGCTATTAAGAAACAAATGTTTAAACGTGACAAAAAATTACGTATTGTTCAAACGATAATTGACACGGCTTCAAATGTAGTTACTTCAGTTCGTAACGGTGGTGGTATTCCAACGGGTATTCCGTTCGGTATTGCAGCCGCAGCAATGGGAGGGTTACAAATTGCGGCGATTTCCAAAGCTAAATTTTCAGGTGAAGACGGAGGAGGAGGGGGTGAAAAACCAACGGCGCCTGGTGGATCCATGACCGCGCAATTTAACACGGTTGGAAATAACGGTATTAATCAATTAGCGCAATTACAACAACAACCAACGCAAGCTTACGTAGTTAGCGGTCAAGTAACAAGCCAACAGGCATTAGACAGAAATAGGCAACAGAATTCAAGTTTATAAGTTAAAAAGATATGGAAAAGTTTGAAATAATAGAACTATTAATAGACGAAACAAAAGTAGAAATGGGAATTAATGCCGTTTCAGTTGTTGAAAGTCCTGCGATCGAAGAAAACTTTGTAGCGTTAAATAAACACGAAGTAGAATTAAAAGAGGTCGATAACGAAAAGCGTATTTTAATGGGTGCGGCTTTAATTCCAAACAAACAAATTTACCGACGTGTTAAGGACAAAGAATTTTACATTTTTTTCAGTGAGGACACGGTTAGAAAAGCAAGCGAACTTTTTTTAATGCGATCAAACCAAAACAACGCTACGATCGAACATGAAAAAAAAATGCTCGAGGGAATGTCAGTAATTGAAAGCTGGATCATTGAAGACGAAAAAAAAGACAAATCAAATTTATACGGTTTTAATTTACCTAAAGGAACTTGGATGATTTCAATGAAAGTAAACAACGATGAAATTTGGAACAAGGTAAAAGCGGGTGAGGTAAAAGGATTCAGCATTGAAGGTTATTTTGTGGACAAATACGAAATGAGTTTACAAGAAAGCGAAGATGAAATAATAATAGAAAAATTAAAAGAACTGATTGTAAATTATGGAAACACAAAGTAAAGCAAGTCCACGCGGTGGGAAACGTGGATGTTTATGTCCAAACGGTAGATACAGTTCAAAATGTTGCGACGGTAGTTTACAAGCGCAGGGAATAGGGCAAACAGCAAGCGTACCGCCACAAAATGTTACAGTAACAGAAACTAACGGAGTACGTGTTACAGTGCGTCAAAACGGCTAAAAAGGGAACAAAACAAAAACGCGAAAGTTAATAAGTTAAATAAAGTAATATGAATACAAGAAAAACGATTTACGAAATGTTGTTTAAAAACAACGAAACGCAATTAGAAACGCATGAAGTAGATTTGGCATTAGCTGATGACATTAAAAAAGCGGTTGATGCTTCAGTAGCGTATAAAGACATACGCCAAAAATCATGGAATAAAGCAAGCACCCCGTTAATTGCATTGTTTGATGTTTTACGCGCTGAATTAGGAACGGCACAAAGAGCAATGGCAGGGATTGAAAGTTTAAAAGAAAAAACCAAAGCTTTAGGAGTTGAAATGCCGGCAAAAATGTTAGCAAACGAAAAAATAATTGGAGATATTTTAAAAACAAGAAAAACAAAAGCAGATCAATTGAAGAAAATTTTAGATCAAATACCATCTTTAGTAAATTAATTATGAAAAATAGCCTTATAAACCAAATAAAAACTTTACTTGGAATGGAAGTAAAGTTGGAACAAATGATGTTAGCGGACGGAGTAACAGTTTTAGAAGCTGACGCATTCGAGTCCGAAATGGAAATTGTAATTGTAACGGAAGACGATCAAAAAATACCGGTACCCGTTGGAGAATACGAAATGGAAGACGGTCGTATTTTAGTAGTAGAAAATGAAGGTATTATTTCCGAAATGAAAGAAATGGAAACGGAAGAGGAAGCGCCGGAAGTTGAAGAGGAAGTTGAAGTTGAAACGGAAAAGAAAGAAGAAATGGAAACCGCAAAAGCGGCGCCAAAGAAAACTATCGAAAGCGTAGTAAAAGAAACTTTCTTCGCAGAAATCGAAGCTTTGAAAACTGAAAACGAAATGTTAAAAGCGGAATTAGCAAAAATAAACGAGGTTACAGAAACAGAATTAAGCGAAGTAAAACCAATTTCTTTTAATCCTGAAAATGACAACCCAATAGAAATTACAAGGTTAGCAAGTAAAAAACCGCGTACAATTATGGATTCAGTTTTAGACAAATTAAGTAAATAATAATTTTAAAATAAAAAAAAATGAGTACAACTTTAGTATCGATTTCAAATGACGAATTACGTCAATTAGTTCAAACGCAAGTAATAAGCGCAGCAACTACATTAACTGCGGCGGATTCAGGAAAACATTTTTCTTTGAATGCAGCAGCAGGCGCACAAATTACTTTGCCAGCGGTAGCAACTTCAGCGGGTTTAAATTTCCGATTTACAATACAAGTGTTATTTGCCACTACAGCGTGGACAATTAAAGCGGCAACGAATGTTATTCAAGGTGGAGTAATTGTAAATTCAGTTAACGTACTTGGTGCAGATGAAAACACGATTACCTTTTCAGCAAGTGCTGACACAGTCGGAGATTTTGTTCAATTACATTGCGACGGTGTTAATTGGTATGTTTCAGGGGTAGGATCGTCAGCAGGCGCAATTACATTAACAGCAGTTTAATCTTTAAAAATTTATATAATGAAAAACATTAATTTAAGTACAACAACGTCAATTACAACGACGTATGCCGGAGAATCGGCAGGAAAATACATTGCTGCGGCTTTGTTAAGCGCACCAACTTTAGAAAAAGGTGGTATTACAATAATGCCTAACGTAAAGTTCAAACAAGTTATTAAAAGAGTAGCTACGGACGATATTATTAGAAACGCAACTTGTGATTTTGATCCAACAAGTACAGTTACATTAACTGAAAAAATTCTTCAACCGGAATCGTTTCAAGTAAATTTACAACTTTGTAAAACCGACTTTAGATCTGATTGGGATGCGATCCAAATGGGATATTCAGCATTCGACGTATTGCCAAAATCATTTGCAGATTTCTTAATCGCGCATGCTGCTGAAAAAGTTGCTGCAGGTATGGAAACTTCGATTTGGTCAGGTGTTAATTCAACTGCAGGACAATTTGCAGGTATAATGACACAATTGGACGTTGATACAGCTTTACCAGCAGGTCAAAAAATTGCAGGTACTACTGTAACGGCTGCAAACGTTATTACAGAATTAGGTTTAATGATTGATGCTTTACCAGCGGCTTTGTACGGTAAAGAAGATTTAACTTTGTATGTTTCCAATAACATTTATAGATCTTATGTACGTGCATTGGGCGGTTTTGCTGCAGCTGGTGTTGGTGCAAACGGTTACGACAATAAAGGAACAAACCAAGTATTGAATGATTTGTATTTTGACGGTGTTAAAATATTTTTAGCTAACGGATTAGCTTCAAACACTGCATTATTAGCTCAAACTTCAAACTTGTTTTTTGCGACTGGTTTAATGAATGACATGAATGAAGTTCGTGTAATTGATATGGCAGAAAATGACGGATCTCAGAACGTTAGGGTAATAATGAGATTTACTGCAGATGTTAAATACGGATTTGCTTCGGATGTTGTTTCTTACGGAATTTAATTTTTAAAAAAATAATATTCTATAAACTAAATACAAAGGGTGGTGAAATATACGCCACCCTTTTTTTTGTTAAACATTAAAAACTAAAAATATGAGCTGCGATATAGCAAACGGAAGATTGGAAGCGTGCAAAGATGCGATTTCAGGATTATTAAATATCTACTTTATAAATTACGGTGCTTTAGAAATACAAGAAGTAAATTATGATGCAACAAATACAGATGTTATTGAAACATGGCCTCCTGCTGCAAGACTTTCTTTGTATAAATACGAATTGAAAGGAGCAAACGGATTCGAACAAACTATTCAAACGTCAAGAGACAACGGAACGACTTTCTTTGAACAAGTATTAACAGTACAATTAAAAAGACAAGACGCTGCAACGCATAAAAACGTTAAAATGTTAGCGTACGGACGTCCAAGAATTGTTGTTGAAACAAGAGACCACCAATACTTTTTAGCTGGTTTAGATCAAGGTTGTGACGTTACTGCAGGTACTGTTTCAAGTGGTACTGCAATGGGTGATTTTAACGGTTACAATTTAACTTTTACCGGTATGGAAAAATTACCGGCTAATTTCTTAGAATGTACAACCGAAGCTGGTTTACAGGCTGTATTTAATGACGGTACGGACGATGCCTTAATAGTTACTTCGTAATTAAATATTACTTTATAAATTACCCCTGCTATTTTAGTGGGGGTTTTTTATTTGGATCAAAACTTTATGCCATCCATAAATTTCAAAAACTTTTTATCTTTTGTTTTATCAAACCTACCTTTACATAAATTTTCAAAATTTGTTACTATTTGTAAATTTTCTATTTTATTATTAAGTTTATTTCCATCAATATGATCAATAACTAATTTATGATTTTGTGGAATATGATTTAAATAAGTTATAGCCATTAATTGATGAACGCGCCATTCTTTTTTAATTGAAACAACTTCATACCCGTAATAATTAATTCTTTTTTTAATTATTTTATGATTTAATTTTGAATTCTTAAAATATTTAGAAAAAGGTTCTATTTTTATTATATCTACATTGTCATTAATCAAACATAAATTTTCTTTATTTTCTTTAATTGGCAAAATTTTATACCCTTTATTTATTAAATATTCAGTATGTTTTTGTTTTTCAATCAAGTATTTATTTTTAAAAATATTTTGTCGATTTTTATTATACAATTGATTTTTTTCAAAATTTTTAATAGTTCTTATTTTTTCAAGTTCAATATTTCTTGGAGGTCTATTTTTTTTAACACAATCTTTGCAATTATGTTTTAATTTATCTTTCCTTGAATTATCTATATTAAATAATACTTTTAATTTATTCTGCTTACAACCGCTACACTTTTTTAAATCATTTAAATTTTTCATATACAACATTTATTAATGGGAACAAATATACAAAAAAAACTTTTGCTACAAAATTGTTATTTTACCGTTATACTAATATGATTGTTTTAACAACTGAATTAACGCCACAAACATTTAACTTTATTCCACGAAGTTCAACTTTTGATTTAGTTCAAATTACAGATGAATTAACAAACAAAACAGTAGTAATTGATACGTACACTTTTACGGAAGGGGATTATTACAGTACGTTGGAATCGGAATTTAATTTAGTAGAAAATCGTTTCTACATTTTGACAATTAAAAATGGATCGGCAACAGTTTACAAAGACAAAATATTTTGTACTAATCAAAGTTTGGTTACATTTTCCGTAAATAACGGGCAATATGTTTCAAACAGTACAACAAATGAATTTATAGTTTATGAATAATATACACGTTTTAAATTTAAGTTCGTACACGACGCCCGTAATTCAGGAATCGAAGCGGGAAAATTGGGTAGATTTTGGAATTGATAATAATTATTTCAATTTTTTAATTGATAGGTACACGAATTCAACTACGAATAACGCAATAATAAACAATATTAGTAGATTAGTTTACGGGCGTGGATTAAGTGCGTTAGACGCAAGCAAAAAGCCAAATGAGTACGCTCAAATGATGGCTTTATTTAATAGTGATTGTGTACGTAAAATTGTTTTAGATCGTAAAATGTTAGGGCAATTTGCAATCCAAGTACATTATTCGGCGGATCATAAAAAGATTTTAAAAGTTTATCATATACCGGTTAATTTATTACGCGCTGAAAAATGCAATAAAGAGGGGGAAATTGAAGGTTATTATTATTCCGATAATTGGTTAGATATAAAAAAATATACGCCTAAAAGAATTCCTGCATTTGGTTTTTCAAATGAAAAAATAGAAATATTATTTTGTAGACCTTATTCGGTTGGAATGAAATATTATTCTTATCCTGATTACCAAGGTTCGATTCCATATTCACTACTCGAGGAAGAAGTGGCCGATTATTTAATTAACGAAGTTCAAAACGGTTTTTCGGGAACTAAGGTTGTAAATTTTAACAACGGATTACCGAGCGAAGAACAACAAGAAATAATTACTTCAAAAGTTTTAAGCAAATTAACAGGATCGCGTGGACAAAAAGTAATTGTTGCTTTTAATCAAAATGCAGAAAGTAAAACTACTGTAGACGATATTCCGTTAAACGACGCGCCGGACCATTACACGTATTTAAGCGAAGAATGTTTACGCAAAATAATGTTAGGACACAATGTAACAAGCCCTCTTTTATTTGGAATTGCAACCTCAAGTGGATTTAGTTCGAATGCAGATGAATTAAAAAATTCAACAATACTTTTTGATAATATGGTAATACGACCATTTCAAGAAGAAATAATTGAATGCTTTGATAAGGTTTTAGCGTTCAACGGAATTGCATTAAAATTATTTTTTAGAACATTACAACCGTTGGAATTCGTAGATTTAGAAAACGCGTTGACGGAAGAACAAGTAATCGAAGAAACAGGAACGGAACTAAATAAAATAAATACTGATTTAGAAGAAATTTTAGCTGAAGTAGATGCAAACCAATTAAACGAAAATTGGATTTTAGTCGATGAACGCGAAGATTCAGAAAACGACGAAGAGTTAGACTTGCAATTAATCAAAGCCGAAAGCGATTTAGAACCAAAAACAACGCTTTTAAGCAGGTTTATTAACTTGGTGCAAACAGGAAGCCCACAACCGAAATTAAAGAGCGTACAGGACAAAAAAGTAAGTGACTTAAAATATTTCAAAGTAAGGTATAAATACACGGGAAATAGAAACCCTGAAAGAGATTTTTGCCAAGCTATGATGGCTAAAGAAGATCGTTTATTTAGAAAGGAAGATATTGACGCAATGAGTAAACGCGCGGTTAATCCTGGTTGGGGTGAATTTGGAGCGAATACCTACGATATTTTTAAATTCAAAGGCGGTGCAAGGTGCCACCACAAATGGAGCCGGGTAACTTTTATGCTGAATTTAAATGAAATAGAAAAAGGATACGCAGAAATAGGAACGCGTGCAGCTGAAATAAAAGGTTACAAAGTTACAAACCCGTATCAAGTTTCGTTTTACCCAAATCAATTACCGTTAAAAGGATTTAGCCCAAACAACCCAAATACGGGTGGAAAAATGTTAAAAGAAAACCAAGAATAAATGGCTGAAGCATTATTAATAACACGAAACGACGTTGTTAAATTTACAGCGTTAAACGGTAACGTAGATACTGATAATTTTATTCAGTGGGTAAAGATCGCGCAGGATATTGATATACAACGAGTTTTAGGAACGCAACTACTTCAAAAATTACAAGCTGAAATTATTTTAGCAAATGAAGGAATACCAACAGCAATTTCAATTAGTGATCCGGGTACAGGTTACACAACCGCAACAGGATTAACGACAACAGGCACAGGAACGGGTTTAACGGTAGATATTACCGCAGCTGCTGGATTAGTTACGGTTGCAGATATTGACGACGCAGGAACGGGATATAAGATAAATGACACGGTAATAATTGACGGCGGAAATGACGACGCAGAAATTACAATAGATTCGATTTATACGATACCAACAGATTATAATAATTTATTAGTTACGTACATTAAACCGATGTTAATTCACTTTGCAATGTCGCAATTTTTACCATTTGCAGCATATACAATAGCGAACAAAGGAGTTTACAAACACAATTCAGAAAATTCCACTAACGTAGAAAAAAACGAAATAGATTATTTGGTGCAAAAAGAATTAATGATAGCTCAAAATTATGCTGAAAGATTTATTGATTATATTAGTTTCAATAATGATTTATTTCCTGAATACAATACTAATTCAAACGGAGATATGTTTCCAAGTACACAAAACAATTTTACAGGATGGTTCATTTAAAAAAAGTTTACACGCCAAAGGCTGAAAACGTAAAAAAATTAAAGGCATATTTAGTTAAATTAAATAAAGAAAAAAATGGCAAATAGTAACGGTTGGGGAGATGGAGCCGCAAACAATGCTATTGGATGGGGACAAGGCGCAAACAACGCGATTAGTTGGGGTAAAAGTCAAATTAGTAGCTATGCGGGTTTAACAGATATTACTGGAATACCTTCTACAGATGCAGATGCACAAGCATTCATTACAGCGGCTGCAATAACAGACCCAACACAACAAGCGGCTATCAATACTTTGGTAGTTGACTTGAAAGGGTATAGTGTTTGGACTAAGATGGAGGGTTTATACCCAATGGTAGGGGGTACGGCTTCACAACATAAGTTTAACTTAAAAAATCCTTTAGATACCGATGGCGCATTTAGAATGACGTTTCATGGTGGAGTAACTCATTCAAGTAACGGAATTACATTTGCTACAAATGGTTATGCAGATACAAAATGGTTGCCAAGTGCAAACAGTACAACAAGCAATGTTAGTGGCGGTGCTTATTCAAGAACTAATTTAACGGCTGATTATGCTTTGTTTGGTTCTTTGAATTTAGCATTTGAAGGACTATGTGTTTTTCCAAAGATAGCAGCTGGCAATACTTTTTTTAGTGCAAACAATAACTTAACAGATGGTAATGCCAATTTTGTAACAGATACAAGAGGTTTATTTCACGTAAATAGAGATAGTTTAACCGTAACAAGGTTATTTAGAAATGGTACTTCAATAAGAACGGCTACTGTGGGAAGTATTACACCACCAGCTTTTGCGGTTTATTTAGGAGCAAGAAACTACGCAGGAACAACACAATCTTACTTTAACGGAAATTTAGCCTTTGCATTTTTAGGTGATACTTTAACTTTAACAGAAGCGGGTAACTTTTACACAGCAGTACAAGCATTTCAAACTACATTATCACGTCAAGTATGAAACTAACACAACTAACAGCAGAAGAAAAGTTAACCTACGTAGGTTTATTAACAGAGCTACAAAAGAATGAGTTGGTAGGTCAATTATATGCACCAGATAGCTACTTCAACCCTATACAAGATGTCAATGATAATTGGATAATTTCAGTTGAGGAAATTGAACAAACAGTAACACCCGAATTTTTATGGGTAAAAGATTTGGACTTAATACCATACGAACCAAAACCAACACCCCCACCTTTTGAAGCATGACACCAATAAACCAATTTTTAGAAATTATTAAAAAGCATGGCGCTATGGGCGTTTTGGCTTTATGGCTTAGTTACACACATTTCGAAGTTCAGGATCTAAAAGCGCGTTTATTTGCGTGTTTGGAAAAAGAAAACGGAATACAACGAAATGAAAAAAGCGATCCTGATAAACAAAAATCGGTTGGAATTTTACCTACTGAAAAAAAGCGTAAATTAGCATAAAAAATTTATGAGTAACGTTAAAAATTATACCGACAAACAACTACTCGATCGAGTAATGAGTTTAAAAAGTTTTACTTTTATTCCTGCAGGATTATGGCTTTTATTCGTTAGATCGAATGAAGATCAAAACAATGTATTCGACGATAAATGCTACGTGTTTAAATTCAATCAATTTCAATTCGTAACAAGTTGCACGACAAACAAAGGTAATAAAGGTACTGCGGTAATGCGAGCAGATGAGTGGAACTACGATGCATACGCCTACGGGTTGCACCGGGGCAAAATGGAAGCGTTACGACAAGTTAAACGAATTCCATATCAAAGAGATTTTACGCAGGACGGTAAAACGAACCCAACAACCGAGGTAAAAACAGATATTATTCACTTAAATATTCACGGCGCAACTTATAACCGTGGATCGCAGCAAGTAGCAACGCAAATCGGTGGATGGTCTGAAGGTTGTTTAGTTTTAAATAATAATCCGGATTACGAAAAAATGGTAAAAATGGCAAAAGATTACAGCGCCGTTTCAATATGTTTAATTAATGAATTTTAAAAAATGGCAAAGAAAAAAGTAGTAAAAATAGATACTAAAAACGTTGATCTGAATTTGGAAAAAGACGGGACCAATATAAAATTGGACGTAGATACTAAAAACGTAGATATTCACGTATTAAAAGACGAACTGAATAAGGAGTTTAAATACGATAGTAAAAACATTGATATTGATATTAAAAAAACGCCTGAAGGGATCGAGGTGAAAGTCGACGCAACGGGCGCCCTTTGGAAAATCATAGCAAAAAGAATAGTAAAATTTGTTTTAAACCGATTTAAACGCTAAATTTGAGGGCTTTGATTTACTTTGTTTTTAATTAATCGCATGGAATCCGCTTAGAAATAGGCGGATTTTGTGTTTCATATCATTTTTTTTCGTTCAAAAATCCTAATGTTTACAAGGGTTTTAAAAATAAATTGAAAATAACTGAAAATAAATTAGGTTTATATTAATTATTTATATTAAATTTGTAGAAACAAAAACGAAATATATGAAAGCAATTACAATTCAAAACGCTGAAAGAACTAAAAAAGTTGAAATAACAAGAACTAAATTATCTGATGGGTATAATTATTATATTACATTATATACATTTAATTCAAGTTTTAATTCTTATTTTATAAACTCAAATTTTAAACAAACTGAAAGTATTTTATCAAAAATAAAAGCGGTTGAAATTGCAGAAAATTTAATTAACTAAAAAAAACGAGGGGTGCGACTCAGTAACGCACATTTTAAAATTAAAGCTATGAAAAATACAGCAGTAAACACGTTTATTCCATTGAAGCCTAATTTAATGTATATGATTAGAAAATGGAGATCAAAAAACACAAAGTACGAAAAAAGCGGATCCTTCAACGTGGATCTTTATTTAGATTATTTAGCAGTAATAAACGATTACCCTACAAAATGAATTGGAAAAATAGACAAAGACGCACAAAGCAAGTTGAAATTTCTTTGGAATATATTTACAATAGCGATTTAACGTCGATTTTAAACGTTTTAAGCGATTTAATTAGTTCGGGCGTCGAAATGTATTCGGGAGAATTAAAAAGCCTTGAAAACGAAGATAAAAGCAATAAATTTAATTTTATTCAAAGCTATTCAGGAACGGTTAACGAAAGTAAGGAATCTGAAATAAATGGAGTATTAAAATTGGTAATAAAATCAAAGCTATGAAACAAGAAAAAACACTTTACAAGTATATTTATAAAAGAACGGTTAAAAAAGAATCTGGAATTTACTTTTATTATAACGTTATTTTGGGTCGTGGAGTTAAGCAACGTTATATTGGATGCGCCCGTAAATTGCAGGATTGTGAAAATATATTAATTAGATATGCAAAGGAAAATAATATTAACATAAATGACTTTTTAAAATGAAACAAATCGAAATAACACCGGAAATAATAAGAATGATTTTGGCGTTGGATGCTATGGTTTACACAATAAAATTCTCATGAGCACAAAAGACAAAGCAACGGAAATTTACAACCGATCAATTAGGTTACACGGTTTGAATGAAGCAAAAATACAAGCTTTAAATTCAGCGGTTGCGGCTCAAAATTTAGCGCCGTTCGACCAGCAAAAGTTTTGGGATGCGGTAATAAAAGAAATTCAATTTAAGTAATGAAGTATTTACTTTATTTTTGTTATTTCGTGGTAGTTAGTTCGATTTTATCGGTAATTTATTTAATATTTGCAATATGTACACTCGAATAATTTATTACAGTTGGATAATTTTAGCAGCTATTTCCGTTGTTACGCTTTGTTATGTCGTTATTAATTGAATTACACGAAGCAAAATTACCATTTGCGGTTATTATTTCACACGAAATTACAGGAACCAACTACAGCGTTATTTATCAGGATCGATTAATTAGATCAAAAGAAATGATTGGAGCGGAAATAAATTATTTTTTGAATATTCGTAAAGAAATGAAATTAATTAGCGCGCAGGAAATAGGATCAGTTTGGGAGTATAATAATTTTAGATTAAAAATGCCGCATAGTTTGAAGTACAATTATTTAATAAGAAATCAAATAACAAAAAATTCATGAAGGTAAAACGCAATTTAACACGGTATAAATACAGCCGTTTATTGGTAAAAATCAATCGAATTACACAATTAAATAATCGATTATTGAATAAAAAAAAGATAAATAATGAATATGATTAGAAAATTATAGTTATATTTGTAAACGGTTCCGTCTCACACTATAGAACTAAAAGAAGTTATTAAAACTCTGTAATGAATGTGAAGTGAGACGCACAGGATTTACAGGGTTTTTTTTATGTTTAAAAATTTGAATTATGGATTTAACAATGACAATGGAATTTGAATCAGGATTAGAAGTTTCTATTATGATGTGTGAAAAAGAACAAATGGTATTAATTGATTTTGGCGAAGAGGAATGGAATTTTACGATTACAGAATTTTATCAATTTGTGACAATGCTTGAAAAAATTAAACCTTTGAAAAAATGAGCGGTTGGATTAGAATACACCGACAATTTTTAAATTGGGAGTGGTTTAATAAAAGCGAAGCAGTTCATTTGTTTATGTATTTAGTTTTAAAAGCAAATCACAAAGACGGATTTTGGCAAGGAAATGAAATAAAAAGAGGCCAGTTAATAACATCATTTGGTAAAATTTCAATTGACACAAATATAAGTTTACAAACAATTAGAACGCTTTTAAAAAAGTTTGAAAAAACAAACGAAATCAACATGCAAACAACAAACAAATTCACACGCATAACTATATGTAAATATGATAGTTACCAAACAGAAAACGAAGACACCAACACGAAAGTAACAAACAAACAACAAACAACTAACACGCAACTAACAACAAACAAGAATGTAAAGAATAATAAAGAAATTATTTTAGATTCATGGATCGATTACAGGAAACAAATTAAAAAACCAATTAAGGATGCAACAATTCAATCAATATTAAATAAAATGGAAAATTATTCAGAAGATCAATGTAAACACGTAATAAATAATTCAATCCAAAACGGATACCAAGGTTTATTTTGGGAAAATTTACCTTTAAACAATTCAGAACCTGAAATGGATGCACTCGCAAAACACTTATTCGAACACAATGCAAAATTCAGCGGGCAAATCAATTAATTACCTTCTCGATTATCGAAACGGTAAAATAAAACAAGGCCTTGAAATAGGCTGCGGCTTGGATAATTATCTAAGATACAAACCAAAACAACTGAATATAATTTTAGGCCATGACAACGTAGGAAAAACGTATTTTATCAATTGGTATTTTTTGACACTTGCAATCAAACACAACCTGAAATTTATATTGTGGAGCGGCGAAAACCAACAAGGGCAAATTTTACGCGATATGATCCAAATTTACAGCGGCCAAAATTTCATGGAATTAACCGAACAGGAAATTAGAAGTTATTCAACCTACATTGAACAATTTTTTGAATTCGTAGATAATAATAAACTTTACAAACCTGAAGAATTATTAAAAATATTTGAAGAAAGCGACGCAAACGCATGTTTAATTGATCCTTTTACCGGATTAGATCGTGAAATGAGTTACGAAGGTAATTATAGGTTTTTAAATTTAGCGCGTCAATTTGTAAATCAAACAGGAAAAACAATTTATATCAATACGCACCCAAATTCAGAAAGCGGCCGCAGTGGTAATTTATACCCTGAAGGACACATTTTTAAAGGCCATTTAAAACCACCGTTAAAAGATCACATTGAAGGCGGCAAAGCGTTTTTAAATCGTTGTGACGATATGTTTGTAATTCACCGATTAATTAAGCACGAAACTCACAAATATTTAACAATGGTAAACGTTGAAAAAATAAAAGATAAGGACACGGGCGGCGAATTAACGGCTTTGGATAGTCCTATTTTATGTAATTTTAATTTCGGATTAGGATTTACAGTTAATGAAGTCGATCCTTTAAAAGATCAAAGGCCAAAAAAAATTGCAAACCAATTTTCAACAAAACTAAAATTTGATAACGTTCCTGAATTAATTTCCACGACTGAAAAAATAAGAATTGCAAACGAAAACGCACCATTTTAAAAAATAAAATTATGGAAAATGAAGTATGGAAAGATATAGTAGGATATGAAGGTTTATACGAAGTGTCTAATTTAGGAAATGTTAAAAGTTTACCAAAGGAATGGATTTCAGCATGTAAGCGTAAACATGATGGAATATTATTAAAAAAAACAATTAATAATCGTGGAACTGGTTATTATCAAGTAGGATTAACTAATAACAAAATTCGTAAAACAAGAACAATTCATCAATTAGTAGCAGAAGCCTTTTTAAATCATAATCCTTGTGGTTATAAATTAGTTATAGACCATATTAATAATAATACTTTAGATAATAGAGTTGAGAATTTACAAATAATAACGCAAAGAGAAAACGCTTATAAAAACCAAGTATCTTATTCAAGCAATTATAAAGGCGTTTTTATGGGTTGTAAAAAGTATAAATCAAAAAAAACTGGAGAGATAAAAAAATATAAATATATATCAAGTCAAATAAATATTGATGGTAAAATTATCCGTTTAGGAACGTATAAAACAGAAGAAGACGCACATTTAGCTTATCAAAACGCACTAAAAAAACACGAATTATGTTAGAAATGATTAAAAGAAAAGCCGGTTTAAATGTACTTTATTACAGGCTGAAAAACTCGATTGAAGAAATCGAAGCAAAACACCCTGAAAGAAATGATTTATTAGATCCTATGCGCGAAAGTTTAACCGAGGTTGCTGAATCAATTCAATACTTTACACACTGCGACAAAGTAACACGCGCCACAAATAGCCGAAACCACGATTTACAGTTGGAAAACATAAAGCTAAAACAGGAAAATAAAAGCCTGAATATTCATATCGGAAATTTATTAAACGGACTATGAAAAAATGTAAATACTGCAAAGAAAAATTTGAGCCTATTTCCTTCCTTCAAAAAAATTGCTTTGAGCCTAATTGTGTAACCGACTGGATAAACGAAACAAAGCAAAAGCAATGGACCAAGAAAAAAGCCAAATTAAAAGCCGAATTAATGACTTTGAGCGATTACATAAAAATAGCGCAGCAAGTATTTAATAAATTTATTCGACTTCGTGATCAGGGGCAAAATTGTATTTCTTGTAATAAACCAGCATTAAAGGAAAACGCGGGACATTTTTACAACGCGAATAACCATTGGAACGTTCGATTTAACGAGGACAACGTCCATTTACAGTGTGAATACTGCAATACTTATTTACATGGCAATTTAATCGAATACAGGGAAAATTTAATTACTAAAATTGGATTTTACAAATTTTCTATTTTAAAGCATGAATCCGATAAAACGCGCAAATTTTCAATAGATGAATTAAAAGAAATAATAAAAGAATATAAACAAAAAACAAAAAGCAAATGATTACAAATTTTGAAAATTACACGCATGAATTAACGGACCAGGAATTAGAAATTTTACCGATTGTAATTCATGGATTCAGGGCATATAAAAAAAACAACCCAATAAAAGCTGAATTAATAGTAAAACGAATGAATCAATTTTTAACGGATCGAGGTTATAAAATAAGATTAACCGGTCCACGATTACGAAAGTTAGTAAACTATATTCGTTCAAATAGCTTATTGCCGCTGATTGCGACCTCACAGGGGTATTTTACGACTGATTGTAAACAAACTATTCAGGAACAAATTAAAAGCCTACAGGAGCGCGCAAATTCAATTGATCGTTGCGCGGTTGGTTTGGGAAAATTTATATAATATTTTTTTTAAAATTAGGTTTATATTAAAAATTTAGATTATATTTGTAAACAATTAAAAACAAAGTATGAAAAATCTATTTAAAAATTTAGCTGCATTCCAGCAGGAAATCAAAGTAATTCACAAAGTGTCACAAGGGTATGGATACAAATTTGCAGATCTACCTAAAATCTTCGAATCCATTAATCCATTAATGCAAAAGCACGGATTAGGATTTACGCAAATGATTAACACCCACGAAGGGCAAAATTATTTAATTACAATGGTATTCGATTGTGAAAGCGGCGAAAATTTAGAAAGTTCAACGTTAATTCCGATAGTTCAATTGAAAGGAATGAACGAATACCAATGTTTTGGATCCGGAATAACTTACTACCGTAGGTATTGTTTGAGTTCAATATTGGGGTTGGTAACTGATGAAGACAGGGACGCACACGGGACGCAAGTTTTAGACAAAAAAAGATTTAACGCAGCCGTTGAAAAAATACAAAGTGGAGATTTTACACGCGAAATGTTAGAAGCCCGTTTTGAGTTAACAAAAGAACAAATCAATTTCTTAAATGAAAATGGAATTTAAAACAGTTTTATTCGATGCGGACAGCCTTATTTATCAATCGGTTTATAAGGTTGTCGACTTCGCCGAAATACGCGAAATGTACAAAGCAAAAAAACAGCGTTTCGAAATTGAAATGGAAATCCTGCAACGCGGTTATGATCGTTTTGAAAAACTAACTTTTGATATTTTAAACGAAATTGAAGAACATTACAACGTAACAAAAACAAATTACTTTTTTACAAAATGCAAAAATAATTTTAGAAAACAAATAGATCCACAATACAAAGCAAACAGAACCAAACGTAATAAGTGGGTAAACGAACTTCGCGATTATTTATTGGAATATTGGGAAAATTCATACGCTCACGACGAATACGAAGCAGACGATTTAATTTATTACAATGCTGAAACAATGGCCGTAAATCAATATATTATTTGCAGCATTGATAAAGATTTAAAACAAATACAGGGTTTACATTTCGATTATTACCAGCTAAAAAGATACGACGAAAACGGAGAAATATTTAAAATACGCAAAGGATTTAAAAACATGACAAAAACCGATTGTGAAAATTTACTTTGTGAACTGTTTTTAGTAGGGGATGCCAGCGACAATATAAAAGGAGTGAAAGGAATAGGAGAAATAAAAGCAAAAAAAATAATTTACTCAAAGAATTCAACCTACGGAAAATTCAGGGCAATTTGCGAAGCTTATAAAAATGAGTGTGAAATGTGGAAAGAAAAATTAAGAATGAATTACAAATTATTAAAATTTAATTAAATGAATCCTGAAGTAAACGAAGAGATTAACGAATATAAGCGCGAAATTAGGGAGCTGCGGAGCGTTTTAATGCACATTATAGATCAGATTGATAATAACACGCCATTAACAAGTGAATCGCTTATAATTAAGATATGTAGAGAAGAGTTAAAAATAAATAAATAACAATGGAGGAAGAAATAGTAAAGCAACTTTTAGATAGGTACGAAAACGCAATAGCGACTTATTCAAGGTTTAAAGATAGGATTGAAAGACACGAAAACGAATTACGCGCTTCAAATCAAATAATTCAATCTTTAAAAGCAGATAAAGAATTTTTAAAAGCACAAATAGACGAGTTAAAAAATAAAATAAATAAATAAAAATGGAAAACAAGTACGACAATTCAGGGGCTTTATTCACGAATGAAAAAAAAGTAAAAGACACGCACCCGGATTTAAACGGTAAAATAACAATTAACGGACGTGAGTTTTATTTAAGCGCATGGAAAAAACAAAGTAAAGAGGGCAAAGGATTTTTGAGCCTATCAATTAAGCCAGTAGATGAGCAACAACAAAGGCCTGAAATACCCACAAAATCAGTATTGGACGATTTTTTAAATGATTTTTAAAATGAGTGAAACAAAAATAATAGCAAACAGCGATCAAATAATTAGATCTATTTTAAAAAAATACCTGCAGAAAAATAAAGTAACTTTAAATTCGTTTTGTGTGGATGCTAAATTACACCAATCAAACATGCACGTATTTTTAAACGGGAAATCGGTTACAAGTCGAACCATTCAACGCGTGGCGGATTATTTAAACAAAAAAGGAATGTAATGAATTACTTAGTAAAAATAATGGTTTACATTGAAGGGCAATACCACACGCCAAAATCAATAATTGAAAAAATAAAAAAATAATAGTTGTATATTCAAATAATTATATTAAATTTGAAGAAATTAAAAACAAGGTATTATGGAAAAGCAAAACGGAATTATTGAATTTACAGGTAAAAACTTCAAAATTGTTAATTTAGAATTTAGCGGTAACGAAATATTTTTTAATATTCTTATTGGAGATAAAGAAGCATTTGGAAAAGGTGATTTAACGTTTAATTGCACGGTTGAATGTAGCGAGTTTGTTTACGATAACTGCGATTTAATGTTAGATAAATTTCAGTGGGACCACAATATGGAATTATTTTTTATGAATAACAGAAACACAAAATTAATTTGTGACGCAATAGAATCAATTGTAAATGAAGATCCTGAAAGTTATGGTTTTGATATGCAAGAATTTGAAAACGATCAGTTGAATTGGAACGCGGAATTAAATTATCAAATTAACCAAGAATCATGCTATTGAAAGACGCAGCCGTTTCTTTGTGGTTAGTTTATATAATTGGAATGCTTATTTTATTAATTTGGCATTACAAAAACGACAAATGAGAATACTAATTGAATTACTTTTATTTCCTTTAATTACAACCTTATTCTTTTTGGATAGGGTTGTTTTGCTTTTATGTTGGTGGATGCGGTCAACAAAATTTAGCAAGTGGATATTTAACGAAACGGAAATGCTACGAAGTTTAAAACGTGTAATAATAGTTTTATTAATTATTTTAGCTTATAAATTTATACTAACTTTGTAACAGTGAATGAAGAACTATTAAACGATTTATCGAAGCACCACAAAGAATGGATTAAAATTGTGCGCGGTTTTGGGGAAACGTTTTATACGGAAGACATAGTCCAGGAAATGTATATTAAATTAATTCAGCAGGAAAACGCGGAAAAGTTTTATAAAAGCGGCAAAATTTACAAAGGTTATATTTGGATTATTTTACGCAATATGTTTGTAGATTACCAAAAAACAAAATTAAGATTAGTAAAAGTAAGCATTACTGAAGCGATCCAATTAAAAGACGTAAGCGAAACAAACGAAAGAACACGCGCAAAAACTAAAATTGAAGAGTTAATAACAGAAACAGTTAAAAGCTGGCATTGGTACGATCAAATGTTATTTAATTTATACAGGGATTCAGGATTAAGTTACAGACAAATAAGCGCCGTTACAGGCATTAGTTTTAAAAGTATATATTCCACGATAGCAAATTGTAAAAAGTCGCTTAAACACGAAGTAAAGGAGCATTACGAAGATTATATAAACCAAGATTACGAATTAATAAAATAAAATATGGGACGACCAAGAAAAAAAGCCATCGGATTAGGCGACACAGTAGAACAAGTTTTAGAAACAACAGGAATTGCGAAAATAGCAAAGTTTATTTTAGGCGAAGATTGTGGATGTGATCAAAGAAAAAACACGCTAAATAAATTATTTCCATATCGTAAACCTGAATGTTTAGACCAGCCGGAATACGAATATTTAAAAGCATGGTTTGAAAAAAACACGTTAGACGTAAAACCAACAGAACAATTAACAATGCTAAAAATTCATAGCAGAATATTCAAAGTAAGAAACGAGCCTACTTCGTGCAGTTCATGTTTACGCGAAAAAATAGAACAATTAAGAACGGTTTTTGACACCTACGAAACAGAAAGCAATGATTAAAGTAAACATATCGCAGGTTAAAGCAAACCCAAAGAACCCGCGCGTAATTCGGGACGGCAAATTTCAAAAATTAGTTACTTCAATAAAGGAGTTTCCTGATATGCTAAATAAACGCCCGCTAATCGTTTTTACAGACGTTGACGGTAAATATTGCGTACTTGGAGGTAATATGCGGTTAAAAGCGTTAAACGAGCTAAAATACACCGAAATACCGGTTATAATAGCAGATGAATGGACGGAAGAACAAAAAGCGGAATTTTTAATTAAAGATAACGTTGGTTTTGGTGAATGGGATTGGAATCAGTTAGCAAATGAATGGGACGCGGAAAATTTGGATGACTGGGGTTTGGATTTACCTATTGATTTACACGTTGAAGAATTAGAAGCAACGGAAGATAATTACGAAATTCCAGAAACAATTGAAACCGATATTGTTGTTGGCGATTTATTTGAAATAGGTGAACACCGTTTACTTTGTGGGGATTCAACCGATTCGGACGCAGTGTCAAAATTAATGAACGGCAAAGAACCTTATTTAATGGTTACCGACCCGCCTTATGGAGTAGATTACAAACCCGAGTGGAGAAGTGAAGCAATGCCTGATAAAAATGATGAGTTTCACGGTAGAAGCATTGGGAAAGTTAAAAACGATAATAACGCAGATTGGACTGAAGCTTGGTCTTTAACACCATCAAAGGTTGCTTATGTTTATCACGCTGGTATATTTAGCGGCGTTGTTCAAAAAAGTTTAGAAAATTGTGATTTTGAAATTAGAAGTCAAATTATTTGGATGAAAAGTCATTTTGCAATTAGCAGAGCGGACTATCATTGGAAACACGAACCTTGCTGGTACGCAGTTAAAAAAGGTAATAAAGGAAACTGGATAAGTGATAGAAAACAAACAACAATTTGGGAAATTGACAAGCCACAAAAAAATGAAACTGGTCACAGTACACAAAAACCTATTGAATGTATGTCAAAGGCAATAGCAAACCACGCTGGAGATGTATACGACCCGTTTTTAGGTAGTGGTACAACAATGGTAGCATCCCACCAATTAAAACGCAAATGTTACGGTATGGAATTAGACCCGAAATACTGCCAAGTAATAATCGATCGAATGAAAAAATTAGACCCAAGTTTAGTTATTAAGAGGAACGGAATTACAATGTAAAAACAGAGTTATGGAAGGTAAAAACGGAGGTATATTAAAACCATTTGAAAAAGGCGAAAGCGGAAATCCAAACGGAAGACCTAAAGGAGCTAAAAATCGAAGCACAATTGCAAAGTATTGGTTAGAGGTAAACCAAAACCTAAAGAACCCGTTAACAGGTGAAAGCCAAACAATGAGCCAAGAGGATTTAATGACGTTAGCGTTAATTAAAAAAGCCCGTGACGGTGATGTAAACGCGTACAAAGCTTTAATGGATTCAGGATACGGCGCACCTTTACAGCAAATAGAACAAACAAATATCGAGCAACCTTTATTTAAGTTAAGTGATCATAACGACGGCAATTAATAAAATTGAAGCGTTAAAAAAGCGCGTTAAAATAATTCAAGGCGGAACTTCAGCGGGTAAAACGTATGGAATAATACCGATATTAATTACCAAAGCTTCAACCTACGCAAACCAAGAAATAAGCATAGTAGCTGAAAGCATTCCACATTTAAGAAGGGGCGCATTGAAAGATTTTTTGCGTATAATGAAAAGCACGAACCGTTTCTACGAACAGCGTTTTAACAAGTCGCTTTTAAGATACGAATTTGCAAACGGTAGTGTAATTGAATTTTTTAGCGCAGACGATTCAAGCAAATTAAGAGGGGCGCGAAGAGACATTTTGTATATAAACGAATGTAACAACGTGAACTTTGAAAGCTACAATGAACTTTCGATCCGTACAAAAAAAGAAGTGTATTTAGATTTTAATCCAGCAAATGAATTTTGGGTCCACACTGAATTAAAAGGTGAAACAGATTCAGACTTTTTAATTTTGACGTACAAGGATAACGAAGCACTCGATGAACGAATAGTAAAGGAAATAGAAAAGAACCGCGACAAAGCATCTACAAGCGCATATTGGGCTAATTGGTGGAGAGTTTACGGGTTGGGTGAAATAGGAATGCTTGAGGGCGTAATATTCAGTAATTGGAAAATAATAAACACAATACCACCTGAAGCAAAATTAGTTGGAATAGGATTAGACTTCGGTTACACGAACGATCCAACGGCAATAATCGAAGTTTACAATTATAACGGTCAACGAATAGTTAACGAACTGAAATACCAAACCGGAATGTTAAACAGTGACATAGCAAAGGAACTACCTAAAAACGTTGTTGTTTACGCGGATAGCTCCGAACCAAAATCAATTGATGAAATAAGACGCTACGGAATAACGATTAAAGGCGTTACAAAAGGCAAGGATTCAATTAATTATGGTATTAATGTAATGCAGCAACAAGAATATTTAGTGACGTCACAAAGCACAAATTTAATTAAGGAATTACGCGCTTATTGTTGGGACCAGGATAAAACAGGAAAGCAATTAAACAAACCGCAAGGGAAACAAGACCACGGAATAGACGCGCTACGATACCACGAAATGGAAACGTTAGGTTTGAATTCGAATTACGGTAAATATTTTATTAGATAATTCACACAAATGACAGATGAACTACCGATAATGGTGCGCACTGTTGAGCAATACATTCAGGATAAAACAGGCAAAAGGATCAAAATAATATTTGACGATCCAATGAATATGCGAAAACACGTAGTAATGTTAAACGAAGCCTATTCAATTTCGCTTACTTACTACAATAATAAAGATAAATAGTTATAACAATATGAAAACGGAAATCTACGTACCAACAAAACTTTCTGAAATACCTTTACAGAATTATCAAAAATTCATGAAGGTAATTAACAATTCGAATGATCAGGAATTCATCGCAGAAAAAACTATTGAAATTTTTTGCGGTTTAAATTTAAAAGAGGTAATAAAAATAAAGTGGAATGACGTAAAAGATTTGGCGTTACATTTTAATAAATTGTTTCAGGAAAAACCAACGTTTCAAAGTACGTTTAAAATTCAGAATATGGAGTTTGGGTTTATTCCTAATTTGGACGAAATAACTTTTGGAGAATATATAGATTTAGAAAGTAATATTACCAGCGTGGATAATTTCCACAAAGCGATGGCAGTAATGTACCGACCGATTAAAACCAAAGTAAAGGACAAATACGAAATAATAGAATACGCAGGAACGGACGAATTCAGCGACCTAATGAAATTTGCACCGTTGGACGTAGTAATGGCAGCGAGTGTTTTTTTTTGGACTTTAGGAAACGACTTAGTAAACAGTTCGCTTTCTTATTTGGAGATGGAGATACAGAAGAATCCGGAACTAATGACTTCAGCGAACGAGCGCAGTTTGGAAAGCAGTGGGGTTGGTATAACTCAATCTATGCAGTCGCTAAAGGAGATGTTACCAAATTTGATGAAGTTACAAGGCTTGGACTTCGAAAGTGTCTTACCTTTCTTACTTATGAACGACAAAAAACAGAAATCGAACAACGCGAATTAAACAAAAGAATAAAACATGGCTAACTTTTACACAATAATCGACACGTTAAAAAATCATTTAGATAGTGACGCGATCGTAAACACGGTAACAACGGGAGATATATTTCAAGTCGATTTAGGCAAACAAACAATATTTCCGTTAGCGCATATTATGGTTAATTCGGCGGTTTTTGAAGCTAATGTAATTCGTTTCAATATCAGTTTATTGGCAATGGATATTGTGGACATTTCAAAAGACGAAGTAACGGAATTATTTATCGGAAATGACAACGAACAAAATGTTTTAAATACGCAATTAGCCGTTTTAAATAGGCTTTATGAAATATTACGGCGCGGTGATTTGTATTCAGATAATTTCATGGTAGATGGCAACCCAACGTGCGAACCATTTGCAGAAAGATTTGAAAATTATTTAAGCGGTTGGACAATGACTTTTGATATTTTAGTGGCAAACAATATGACAATTTGTTAATGAGTGAAACATTAAAAGCTTTACAGAAATTCAGGGACATCGTAGTAAATGAAGCGAAGGCAAATTTACGCGCTCAAGGAAAAGACGCAAGCGGAAAACTTTCGAATTCAATCCAAGGTGAAGTAAAACAGATGCCGAATTCAATAGGCGTTTATTTCAATATGGAACCATACGGAAATTTTCAGGATAAAGGAGTAAAAGGAGCCAACCCAAATAATGTTTCAAAAAATGCAAAGATACGCGGGCAACAAGCACCGAACAGTATTTACAGATTTGGTTCGGGTAATTATTCAGGAACCTGGAGTACGTTCGTTTCAAGTTTGGAAAAGTGGGCTAAAAGAAAAAACATACGGTTACGTGATGAAAGCGGAAAATTTAAAAAAGGAAATTACAGAACAATCGCGCAAGTTTTAGCAAAGAATATTTATTCACGTGGAATTAAACCGAGTTTATTTTTTACCAAACCATTTGAAAAAGCATTTAAAACTTTACCGGACGTTTTAATAGATAAGTACGGATTAGATGCCGAGCAGCTATTAAACCAAATATTAGATCAAAATTTAAAAAATATAAAATGAGTATTTTTGCACGAAGCCCGCATATTATTACAATAGCAGAAACAGGACAAACAGGTAGTAAAATAGAATTGTTTTTATGGAACGGTACAGGGAGCGCACCTGCAAGTCCACAATACACGTTAAGCAAATTAATTCCAGCAACAAATAATTTAATTACTGAATACAATGTAAGTCCGTACGTTCGTGAATATATTAAGTGGACGGTTAGACAAACACCATATAATAGTTTTTCAGCAAGTCAAACAACGCAATACGTAAACGTAAAAATTAAACGATATAAATTAGCTTCAGGAACGTACACGCTATTGGATACAACCGATTATAAAGGGTACGACGGTTTCGGATATTACGAAGAAGGTTTTAATCCAAGTTTAAGCTACGATATTTTACACGACGAAGGAACGTTTAATTATTATTACGATGGTTTAAGCGCAAGTGTTTTTGCTGATAGGCGAGGTGGTTTTATAATGGTTAAAACGGCAACAAGCTATAAAGCAAAGTACACTAATTTAGTTTCGGGTGCAACGTTTACGCAAACACTAACGAATAACGCATTAATAGACGTTTTAAGAGTGTATCCAAGTTATTACAGTAGTGGAAATACTTTAGAGATTTTAGATTCAGGAGACGCAACTATTTGGACGGGTAATTTTAAACCAAATGAAAATTGTAAATACGATGCCGTACTTTGTGACTTCGTAAATAAATACGGGTGTTGGCAAAGAACATGGTTTTATGCCGCAAGTAATAACACGTTGAATGTAGAAAGTCAGGAATACAATTTAATGCAAACAGCTACTTCAGGTTATAACAGGGTTGAAGGGCAAAGACAAGTATTTAATAACAACGGTAAAAAATCAATCAAAGTTAATACAGATTGGGTTGATGAAAGTTACAACGAACTTTTACGGCAAATAATGTTAAGCGAAAAAATTATCATTAATAATTACCCTGCTAAATTGAATTCAAAATCTACTGAATTATTTAAAAGCATAAATACAAAAATGATAAATTACACGTTAGAATTCGAATTTGCTTTTGACGTAATTAACTCGGTTGTGTAATGGAGCGCAAAGTACAAATATATATCGAACCTATTTTTGAAAGCGGAAATTTTCAGGAAATAGAATTATTTAACGATGAAACAATTGAAGTTACTTCAACGATCCAAAACATAGCAGATATTTCAAAAGTTTTTACGGATGTTAGTTTAAGTTTCAGCGTACCGGCAAGCCGAAATAATAACGCTATATTTCAGCACTTTTACAATTCAGAAGTAGATTCAACGGTGGATCATTCGATAAAAAGAAACGCGTACATTGAAATAGATTTAACGCCATTTCGAACGGGAAAAATTAGTTTAGAAAAATCAAACGTTAAAAAAGGAGTTGCGGATAATTACCAAATAACATTTTACGGCGATTTGTTGAGCCTAAAAGATAAATTTGGAGAGGATAAATTAAGCGACGTAAAAGAATTAAACAATTATTCGCATGTATATAACGCAACCGAAATTTACAACAGGATAACGGACGATTCAATTTTTTACGATGTTAGGTACCCTTTAATAAGTTGGAAAAATTTATGGGAATATGGAACGGGCGGAGCAACTTATGATATTACTCAAAACGCGAACCCAATTTTTTTTAGTGAATTATTTCCAGCGTTAAGCGTTCGAAGAATTATGCAAGCAATCGGAGCAAAATACGGAATTACATTTTCGGGTACGTGGATGACTGACCCACGTTTTATAAAATGTTTTTTGCTATTGAAAAACGTATTGGGTAAAAGTTATGTAACAAATCCTTTAAACGTGGATGTTTTAACTTTTTCCCCTGCAGGAGCAGCAACTTTTTTTAATACAACAAACGGAACTTTAAATTATAATTACATAGAAATAATTTCGGGAATAAATATAATTCCAAATAGTTTATTTCACGAAACAACAATTATAATTGGTTCTATTTCTTCAGCTACCGTAACTTACTATATTGATGTTTTTGTAAATGGAACGTATTCAAGCACCATAACAGGGGTTGGAAATGCAACAACGACGTACACGGTTTTAAGTCAACAAAATATAGACGGATTAAGCTCAGTTGTTACAGTTCAAATTCGAGCAAGTGAAAACATAACTTTTAATGCGCGTTTTAGATATGTTCAAAAATATAATTATTACGATGCTTTTGATGTAGTTACTTTTGGACAAACAATTTATAACACGACCGCAAGTACACAAACATTTTCGGGCAACGTAGATTTAGCCACGTTAGCACCTGAAATTAAAGTAGCTGATTTTGTTTCAGGAATAATAAAAGAATTCAACCTAACTTGTTTTGGAACGTCAGTAAATAATTTTACTTTACAGCCGTTAGACGAATGGTATAATTCGGGAGCGATAGTAGATATTACAAAATATACTGATATTGATTCCATCGATGTTGATCGCATAAAATTATATAACAAGATTTCCTTTAAATATTTAGAAAGCGAAAGTTTCATGAATAAAAACTTTAAAAGTTTATATTTCAGGGATTACGGTAATACGAATTCAAGTTTTGATTACGACGGCGGCGAATATTCAGTTGAGGTACCGTTTGAAAATTTAATGTTTCAAAAATTCACGGGTACTGAATTACAAGTAGGTTACCATTTAAACGAAACATTCCAAAGCTACGTACCAAAACCTACGTTGCTTTATATGTATGATCAAAAGCCGTGCGCGTTTAAATTTTGGGATGGAACTACGCACGTTTCAGTAACTGAATATATGCCGTTTGGACAGGATGCAATAATACAAGGTGTAAATCATTCTTTAAATTTTAGCGCGGATCAAAGCACGCTTTTAAACATTCCAATTTCAAACAGTTTATTTGCAGAATACTATTTTGGATATTTGACTAATTTATACAATATTAAAAACCGTTTAATTCACGTAAAAACAAATTTACCAATTTCACTTTTGACAAATTTAAACTTAAATGATCGGTTAATTATTCGAGATAAAAGATATGTAATAAACGAAATGAAGTCAAACTTAAGAACCGGAGACGTAGATTTTAGTTTGTATTTAGATTTCAGACCGGTTAACCCGCCGTCAATTAATACGGTTAGTTCGTTAGCAGCGTGTTACGATTATTTAATTAATATCGAAAGAAATTCATTTGCAGATTTAACGAGCAGTTTAGCAGGTGTTACAATAAGCCCAAACCCGTTAACAACAAGTGGATTTGTTACGATATGTTTACCGGCAAACACTACAGGAATAGAACGAACAATTACAATTACCATAACAACAAATAACAGGGACGGTAATACAAGAATTAATTATTTATATATTATTCAGCAAGCATGATAGAATTGATTTTAGAACTTTTAAAAACGAGTGATTTTTACGGTGTTTCTGAAATTGTGGACGTGGCAAAAGGAAAACACGAACTAACAGGAAATGTAAAAAAGTCCT